CGCTTGTCCTCGGTGACGAGTTCGAGCTTCGCTCGCAGGCGAGCTAGCTCTTCGGTGCTGGGAGTGTCTTGAGCATCGGGCGAAGGCGTCACGGACGCTTTCTGGTCCTCCGCAGGAGGGCCCCCGTTGACTGATTCAGCCACGCGGGTAAGTGAGGGTACATGACTAGTTTGCCGCCTGCCGCTTCGCGGCAGGCTCGCAAACTAGTCAGGCGCCGCTAGAGCGGGAACTCAGGAATCACAACGCACCTGCACCTCGGGTGTAACGCAGGAGGCCCATAGGGGAAGTCGGTGATCTCGGGGGCGAAGGTGTTGTGGAGGGGGCGGCAGATGGGGCAGGTGCGGGGGTCGAGGATGGCGTTCCAGCGCCAGCCGGTGGGGGCGAGGTCGTTGACGCGAGCCTCCTGCGCCGCCCGTTGGACGGTGTTCGTGTTGAGGCTCCAGAGCACGGCGGCGCCGGTGGCTTGGAGACGCTCGTACATGGCGTTAGCAGCCGTCCCTTTCGGGACGGCAGAGGAGCGAAGGAGGCGTTGCGGCAGTACGGCGTCCAGTAGCTGGGGCGTGGGTAGCTCGCGCATGAACGCTGACTGGACGGTGGTGTTGAGGAGGCGTTCCAGTTGAAGCGTTAGCGGGGAGATGCCGGTTGCGCCGGGGGAAAGCAGCACCGATGTGGGGCGCGATAAGACCGTGGTGGTGCGTAGGAGCTGCTCTAGCTCCGAGGGGCTCAGGGTGCCTTTGGGGAGGCGGAGCAGCTTTTCGGCTAGGGGCAGGAGGCGGGGCTCTAGCGCCAGCAAGCTGGTGCGCAGCGAGGCGTAGTACGGGTTGACGAGGAGGCGCTGGAGTAGCTCCAGGATCTGCGTGCGGAGTTGGGCGTAGAGGAAGGCGCGGACGGTGGGGGAAGTGCTGGGGCCGAGGGTGGCGAGGAGGGCTCGGAGCCGGAGCGCCAGTTCCAGGAGCCGGGGGCGGAGGTCGCGGCTTAGGTCGTCCTCGGCGCGGGTGATGGCCTTGGCGATGGCGACCAGATACTCATCAGGCGTCATGAGGCGTTCCTACCGGGGCGCATTGGCGTTGGCAGTGTTTGGCTCGTCAGCGATTCGCCTTGACCGGCGTTCTGGAACGCCATGTCTGGGCCGGCGGAGCCGGCCAAGCGGTTCATCGCGACCTGCTCTTCGAGCAGGTCTTGGACGTCGGTGATCTCTTGCTTGATGTCGAGGGTGGCAGGGAGCACCTCGCCGTCTTGGAGCACCTTGAGAAGCGTCTTCTGGCTGATGGCGCCCTGCATGTAGAGCTGGAGGTACGCCGTGACTTGGTTGCCGTCCAGGAGGCGGTTCTCGTAGTCGCGAGGGATTACGACCGTGGGGGGCTCGATGCCGACGTACTCAGAGGCGAGGGCAAAGAGTTGGCTGATGGCTCGCTCTAAGTCGCCGCTGATGACGGCCATGATTGAGTCGCTATCGACGCGGTCGAGGCGGCGGGCCTCCGCTGCGGCGTTGGTGATGTTGGCCTGAGTCAGCGTGTTGATGCCTAAGCGGCTGATCTGATCCTCTAGTGCCTCTAGGCACTTGAGCTGGGCGTCAAAAGCCTCGGACGTCGGTTGCACATACTCCGCGCCGCCATCTGGTGGCAGTAGCAGGGCGGTGTTGACGCTGATGCCGAGGGGCGTATCCGAGTCGGGGTCGAAGCCGCGGAGCACCAGCATCGGGTTGGCGCCGACGTGGATGGCGTGGTGGTAGTCGCAGAAGCGTTGGGCGTAGGCGATGCAGAGGTGCGCTACCTCTTGTAGGGGTGGTGTGGATAGGAGGTTGCCGCGTCTGTTGCTATAGACGGTGACCAGCGGTATGCGGTCCAAGCTGGTCGTGCCGCTTTCGTAGAGCTTCCAGCGCAGGGGAGTGGCGGAGCTGGTGCCCCCGACCAAGGGGTCGGAGCGCCACAGCTCATAGCCGCCCGGCGTCATCACCCGCACCTGCTCGAATAGCTCCTCGCCGTAGGCGCCCGAAGGCTCAACCACCGTCTCGCGGATGCGCACCTGTGCCAGGTCGCTGGAGTGGGATGCGGTGGAGGTGCGCCAGCCGAGGACTTGGTGGGGCGTTACCGGCACCAGGTAGGGCGCTGAGCGCCTTTGGCGCTCCTCCGCCAGGGTGCGGGGGGTGCCGTCGTTGCTGTAATCGACGATGGTGCTGGAGTGGCCGTAGAGCAGGGCCGTGATGAGCTGGCGGCGGGCGTACTCGTCGAGGGTGGTGCCGTCTCCGGTGACGTCGTTGCGCCACTGGTCCCAGTACTCGTCGCCCTCCAGCTGGATGCCTTTGCGCAGAATGATGCCCGCGGCTTGGGAGGCGAGCCGCGTCAGGAAGGGGGGCATCGTGGCGTGGAAGATGCGGCGCTCGTAGGCGTCTCTCGCCTCTGACGGCTCTTGGGGGATGATGCTTTCGGCGTGGGCGCGGATGTAGCTGGTGCCCCCGAGGCACACGTCCACCGGCTCCCACGACGGCCTCATCGCCAATACCGCTGCTGTGGGGGCGCTGGGGTCGTTGTCGGCGTTGAGGGGCGGTAGGACGCTGAAGCCGGTGCCGCTGATGGTGGCCGAGGAGCGGGAGGGGTAGGTGCTGTTATCGGCCACCGGCGCAGAGCGGGTCAGTTACCTAGGTTTCCCCTGCAGCCCTGCGGGCTGCAGAAATGGCGGTACAAATAGGGGGTGTTCAGTACCTAGTACACGCGATAGCGCGATCCGCCTGTGACCCACCGGCGCAGAGGCGCCAGGTAGCTGATGACGTAGCCGCTGGCATCTACGGGGTGGCTGGGGTCGTCTAAGCCGGTGCCCCCCTTCTCCGGCTTGCCATCCTTTCCATAGGCTTGCTGCTCCAGGCTCTTCTGCAGGTACTTGCAGCGGTTTGCCACGAAGAGTCGGTCGCTCATGATGAGGACGTTCATGGCGTTGACGCGGTCCTCGATGGCGGGGTTCGACAACTGCTCTTTCAGCTGGAAGCCTCCTTTCTTCAGGAGGCTCAGGTCGCTTTCTTTGGCGTTGGTGGTGGTGCGCTGGCGGGATGCGGCGTCGGGGACGACGACGATGTCGCCGCGCTCGTACTGGAGGGGGTAAGCCTCTTTGAGCTTTGCCACGATGGCCGGCGTGTCCCGCACCACGAACTCATCCACAAAGTGGAAGGCGTTACCACGCCTCACGAGCACCTCTATCAGGCAGTTGCCGACGTTCAAGTCCACGCCGCAGAACACCCGGTCGTCGTCTTCGACGACGGCGTCGGTCCAGTGTCTGTCTCTGTCGTAGTCGGGGTAGACGCTGGTGTTAGCGAGGTTCGTGAACTCGCCTTCGATATAGGAGCGTATAAGCTGGGGCGGGAAGTTGGCGTAGAGGGAGTCGATGAAGCCGGGGGGTAGGTGGGGGTTGTCGGTCGTCTTCGCCTTAATCAGGTGCCGATCCGGTCCAGGGTTCTCCACGAAGGTGCGGTACATCCAGCGGTAGCCCTCCGGCGTCGAGGCGACTGCGAGCTGGGGGCTGGTGCCCCCGCGGAGGCGGGCTAGCACCATCTCTGAAGCCTTCTGCGCGATCTCGGCTGGGCTGGTGTCTACCTCGTCGATACAGGCGAAGCTGAGGTTCTGGCCTCGGATACGGTTCCAGGTCTCGGTGGCGCGGCAGAGGATGGTGGTGGGGCCGTTGGGGAGGTAGAGCGTGTACTCGGGCTGGGGGGAGACGCGGAAGTCGTGCTGTATTTGGTGCTGTTCGAGGAAGTCGTCGAAGCTGCGCATCCAGACGTCGCGAATCATGATGTGGGTGGGCTCGAAGACGGCGCCGACTGTGCCGGGGTTGTCCATCGAGAGGATGACGGTCTTGGCGCAGAGGGCGTGGGTCTTACCGCTGTTGTGGTGGTAGAGGCCGTGGGCCTCGTAGTGGTTCCACAGGGGGACGTGGAGGTCATAGAAGGTGTCGATGCGCACAAAGGTGATTGCTTTTACGCGATCCCAGGTAGCATGGGGAAAAGCTAGGGGGTTGGGTCGGTATGGAGAAGCCGCGGGTGACGGGGGAGGAGCAGGAGTGGATGCAGGAGATGCATCGGGCTGGGATGTCGGTGGCGGAAATTGCCGAGACGATGGGGCGGTCCAGGGCGACGGCGAGCAGGATGCTGCGGGATGCTGGTGCCAATACGGCACGGAGGGGGCCGTGGGATCTGCTGACGCCGTTCCAGCAGGAGCAGGTGCGGACTGACTATCGGCGTGGGTACTCGCTGCTGTACTTGAAGCGGCTTTATGGCGTGGACTCCACGCGGCTGCTGAGGGAGATGGAGAAGGCCGGTATTGAGCCGCCGTCGAAGCACGTGACGGGGATTGAGCGGCTCCTGGACCTTGAGCAGGAGGTGCTGAAGGACTATCTGGAGGGGGCGGTGGGGGCGAGGGAGGTTGCCAGGCGGTTTGGGGTGCATGAAGGGACCATGACGGTGTTCCTGCAGCAGCGAGGGGTGCTGAAGACGCGAGGGGCGCAAGCTGGTGCGGAGAACTCAGCGTCGAAGGCGAGGCAGGTTGGGGCAAAGGATCGGGATTCGGGGAAGTACTGGGCGCGAAGAACCGTTGAGCTAGCTCTTGGGCGGCCACTTCCCGAGGGGTGGGTGGTGCATCACATGAACGAGAACCCGAGGGATCAGCGGCAGAGCAACCTGTGGCTGTTTCATACGACGGGGGCTCATTCGACGTACCACAGGCGGCAATCAGAGCTGATGGCTGCAGGTGGGCTAGTTCCTGCCAGCCAGACGGCGTCAGAAAGCGGTGGGCTCTGGTTACCAGAATTGATCGCCCTCCTTCCGTCTCAACCCGAAACAGTGGAGCAACTCCTTTCGCGTAGGCCGGAGTAGCCCAAGCTGGGCCGAAGAGCGTCTGCACCTCCATCGGCTCGGTGGTGAGCTGCTCGATGGGGGTGCCGTTGATGAGGGTTTCGCCGGCTACGCAGCCGAAGCCGGCGCAGTAGCCCACAATCTTGGCTTGGTCGGATTCGACGAACTCCCGCTGGGCGGGGAGAAGACCCTTGATGATCTTCTCGCGCATCTCCTCGTAAGTGAGGTCGCAGCGTGTTTGGAGCTGGATTGGCGGTTCCAGGAGCTTGCCGCCGGGGATGACACCGAGCAGGGGCACTGGAGCACACAGCCATTACTTGCCACATGCTACCTAGTCATTTCGGCGGGGCTGCTAAAGCCGTCTTTTCTGGCGCGTAGCGCCAGAAACTGGTGCCCAGACGCCCCAGCCTCGGGTAGTTCGGGGCGGCTCAGGGAGGCTTGGGGAGTGGGGGAGGGGTAGGGGCGAGAGGCGGCTTGGGGCGGCTAGGTAGGTAGGGTTTGAGGGGGCGTTCTGCCAAGGACTTGCGGGTAAAAGCGCTGATAATGGTTCCCATTCCATGGGGGGCAGGGCCCCCACGCCTCCCCCGCTAGGCCCACGCCAGGTGGCGCCATTAGTGCAGATCACTTGTGGCGCAACGGATCCCAGGGCATTACGACTTATTACAGTCTGCTGGCTACCGCAGTGAGCATGGCGCTACCTACCTAGGTGCGCTATGATGTGGATGTGAGGGGGACCAGGGGTCCGCGCTCGGACCGCCTCCCGAATTGAGTCAGGGACGCCAGCACGGCCCCACCGGCACCGCTACACCGCCGCCCCTCCTCACGCCTCCCATCGCACCTCGAAACATGAAAATCCCCGCCCTGAGCGCCCCCTGTGGCGCTCCCGCTTGGCAGCGCCGCGCCATCGCATGGCTCCGCCAGGCCCCCCGGCTCACCGTCGCACTGGCGGTCCTGCTGTTCGTACTCACCGCCGACTGCGCCCATCTCGCCTATGAGTTAGGCCGCCAAACCGGCGCCGCAGTCCACGCCAGGAACGATCAGCTGGCGGCGCTCGCTGTGCGCCTCACAGTGCCGCCCTCAGCGACCGTCCCGGTCGCTGAGATTGAGCCGGCTCCGGCCGCTCCCGTTGTGCCGCCGCAGGCGGCACTGGCGCCCGTGGCGCTGCCCGTGTTCACGCCGGCGCCAATCGCCGCCCCGTGCCTCACGCGCCGTGATCATGCCGTGGCGCTTCGCGCCACGGGTGCCACGCAAGCGGCCATCGCCTCACGGCTCGGCTGCAGCCGCAGCACCGTCCGGCGCCTTCTCACCGCCCCTACCGCCTAACGCCACTACTCCCCAACCACAATCGAATACTCACCCCGCCAGGTGGCCCCGAAAGGGGCCGCCCCCTGGTGAGGCCGCCACCGCCCCGCAGGGGCGGTAAGGCCGAACCGGTGCCCAAAGCGAAAGCCGCCAAAGCCGCAGCGCCCCTAGTGCCGCGGTGCCAGCAGCTCCCGATCGGCTGCGCCGATCGCGCCCCAAATCTCACAATCCACACCCCGAGGTAATTCCGCCATGAATGGCACTGTTTCCGGCGCCACCCTGCAATGGGATCTGGAGCTAACCGACACTTTCGGCGGCGAAGCTAACTACAGCTGGGTTCGCCGCGAAACCCTGCAGCTGCCAGCCGGTGCCAGCCGCCTGCGCATCGTCCGAGCCGCTAAAGCCGCCCTAGGTCTCACTGGCACGCCGTGCAGGACCTACGACCATGGCGACTCCTTCGAGCTACGGCCGTACGGCTCTTGCACCGTGGCCTTTATCACCCCTACCGCCTAACCACACCATGACAACCACACCCGGCCCCGTAGGGGCCACCACAGCCGGTGCCCCGACGCTCGAAGCGATCAGCGCCGCCTCCGCCTACTGCGACTTCCGCGCCTACGTGGCGGACCTAGCCGCCTACAACTCCGGTCGCCTCATCGGCGCGTGGATCGGCTTAGACGGCTTGGATGCTGACGAGATCAGGACCGCCGTTTCGGCGGTCCTGGCCGCCTCGCCATTCCCTGGCGCCGAAGAATACGCCGTCCACGATTGGGACGGCTTGCCCGCCACTTTCGGCGAATGGCCGGACTGGGACGCCGTATCCGCCTACACCGCCGCCATGGTAGAGCTAGACGAATCGGAACGCGAAGCGTTCAGGGCGTTTCTTGATAACACCGGCGACAGTGCCAGCGCCGACACGCTGGAGGCGTTTCGCGACGCCTACCGCGGCTGTTACAGCTGCGGCGCCGATTATGCGGCAGAGCTGGCGGATGAACTGGGCGCCGTTCCTGCTGACGTCTCTTGGCCTCTGTCCTGCATCGACTGGGACGCCGCCTGGCGGGAACTTGAGCTAGGCGGCGACAACTGGAGCCATAGGGGCTCCCATGGTCTCCACGTCTTCTCCAACTACTGAGCCGGTGCCATGAAAACCACACCTACCGCCACTGCCGCCGCTTACGTTCCAGAGCACCTGGAACGCTGGACAAGCGCTGATCCCGCTTTCGGCGGTTCTGGCAACTACGCCGGTGCCGACTTGAGCGCCTTCTACGTGGCGCCCATCAGCATGGGACGCGACACAAGCGACGCCGTTACGCTCTCCAACTGGCGCGTGATCAGCGCCGAGCTAGAGAAGCTCACGCGCCATGAGGCTAGTGGCGAACACGAGTTCGGGCATTGGGCGGTCGGTTGGTACCGCCTGTGGCTCATTCACGAAAGCGACTCGGCGGCGCTGGAGTGTGCCGACAGCTGGGCCGCAAGCCTCAGCGACTACCCCGTCGCCGATGAGGATGACCTAAGCGAAGTTGAGTATGAGGCCGAGCAAGAAGCCTGGGATAACTGGGGCGGCCGCGAATGGCGGCAGACAGTGGAAAAGGCTCTGCAGGCTTACGCGCCGGATGA